TCATTCCATTTCGAGATCATCAATTTTCACTTCAAGCTCAAGGCTGGTAACAAAGCCGTTATCCGGGCCGATAGTGTGGGTCAGCGTGGTTATGGTCCATTCCGCATCATCTATTGGCTGTTTAAAGCCGCTGACCTTTACCGGCATTTCCGTATAGAGATCGGCCCGACCCTCTGCGAGCTGCAGCGAGAATGACGCCACCCCGCGCTGCAGCCGTTCCCACTGCATCTTTGCCGCCCGTTCAGCGTTAGCCCTGTTTGCGTAGGTCCGGTTAAGTACCAGCACGTTTTCATCCGTCCCCACCAGGTAGTCCCCCTGCTTAGCCTCCGGCTCCTTTGGTTTTGCGGTTTTCTTCCGGTGCCGGCGCTTAACTTTCGTCACTTCTTTTTTCTTTGGCTCGCGAGTGTGCAGCCAGCTGGCAATCACCCCGGTATAAGCGCCACGGTCTGCCAGAGTAAAGCGGTGCCCGTCACCGTCCTTTCGGGTGATGGTCACTACCGGCAACGGCTTACCGCTTGCCGTTCGCCCCTGGCCCTGCCGGATAAACAGCAGGTTGCCGTCTTTGACGGATGCTATAGCCCCGTACTGCCGCGCCAGTTTCATCAGAAAACTCGCGTCACTTTCATTTGTCTGGTCCAGGTGATCCAGCGGCCGGTCAGCCAGGTCCTGCCCGATAGCCATTTTCAGGTTATGGCGGGCCGCGATTTCCCTGACAACCTCCCCCACGGTTGTCTGATGCCAGGACTTCTCACGGCGGATATTCAGGGTTGCCCGGAAATCAGCACTGCGGGCACGGATGGTGAGGCGATCAGGGGCGCCGCTGTGTTCAATTTCATCCACTGTAAACGAGCCTTTAGGGAAAAGCGGCTGCCCTTCCCACCCCAGCGCAAACTGAATGACCGCACCGCGACGCGGCAGGACAATCTGCCCGTCCGCGTCGTCCAGTTCCAGATCAAGCTGGTCCGCTTCAAAGCCCCGGTTGTCAGTGAGCGTGACACCCATCAGGCGGTTATCCAGCACGGTTGTAACGTCCTGGCCTTCGATCACAATACTGAAGCCCGGACTTCTGCCGTACAGGCTCAGGAGTTCAGAACTAAAATTCACTGCAGTAGCCCTCCAACCGTATTTTGAATATCTCCTATCGCAGACGTTGCGGTGTCTTTCAGGTTGCTGAGCTGGTCACTCAGGCTGCCAAACATTTCAGACAGCGATTCATCCACCCGCTTGAGCGTCAGCGTGAACTCAATCCGCCGCGGCATCCCGCTTTCGAAAAACTCCGTCTTTGTCTGGCCCAGGCTCTCGATCACAAACATGCCGTAAATCGTCCCGCTGCCCTCAATCAGGGGCCAAGCCTTGCCCTGCTCTGCCATCTGCTCCAGCGCCAGCAGGGACAGCCTGCCGCCGGTGATTTCCGGCAGCAGCACGCCGGAAAGCGTCAGCGAGTCGTTGTCCGGGCCAAGAAACTGCGTTGACGGGCGGCGATTAACGCGGCTGTTAACCGCGTGCCGCCAGCTGCGCTGATACTGCAGCTCCTGATACGGCACCGTGCGCAGCATGAAAACGTATAACCCCAGCACCATCATCATGCGTCGTATCCCCCCTGGTCACTGTAATTGCTGCGCGCCTTCGCGCGGGTGCGGCGTTCGCGCTCGTCGAGCTGGCGGGCAACTTCACGCGCAATATCCTGCGGGTTCTGCCCTGGCTGCGCATAAATCGTGATCGGCGCGTGCGTCTCAAAGTGCATCACTGCGGGTGCGCGGTCAGTCTTCGCGGGCTGGCTCTGTTGATATGCCATGGCGGGAAGGCTGAACGGATGCAGGGGCGCAGCTTCTGCAGGTGCCGCCGCCATGCCCAGGGTTCCGGCCACAACCGAAGCCAGCGCCGCCGTGCGCCGCCTGCTGGTCACGTTTGCCGGACCGTTTACGATTTCGGGGCCATTCTCTCCGACGATGCCAAACTGGCCGCGCGGGATCGTGCCGCCGTTGTCATACATGCCAGCAAACCCCATCATGGGGAATCCGCCTGGCGGCAGTACCACTTTCCCGTCACTGTTCACCGTGGCGGGCTGCTGCTTCACCACCTGCTCTGGCAGCTTCGCCTTTGCCGCTTCTTTGCTGACGATGCCGAGCTTTTCAAGCAGCCACGACACCCCAGATTTAAGCGAATCAAGCGGGTGCATGACCATGTTCAGGCCTTCGGCCAGGGCCTCACCGAACCGCCGCCCCATTGAGGCCGCATTATTCAGTTCGGCTGCCGTGGATTTGACCGGCGTCAGCAGGTTGCCGAACCATCCCCAGAGTGCCCTGACCTTATCGCCAATCCACTCGAACACCGGGCGCAGAGGCTCAAACGCTTCACTGATTGGCCCAGCGGCGGCCTTAAACCCCTCCACCACGCCACCAAGAAATGCGCTGATTGGCTGCCAGTATTTCCAGACAACCAACGCCACGCCAGCCAGCGCAGCCACAACAAGCCCTATAGGACTCAGCAGCGCGCCCAGCAGGCCAGAAACTCCATACAACGCAACGCGAAGCAAGGCCAGCGGGCCGGACACCAGGAAGCGCAGCACGCCTCCGGCGGCGGATAATCCGCCCCGTAATGCTGCCAGCGGGTTCATCACCATACCGACAACATTACGAATACCCGCCATTCCGGCGCGTAGTAGGTTCAGAGGGGCTCCAGCTAACGTCTTCAGCGCATTGCCTGCCACCCCGGCAGAGCGTCGCAGGGCATTCAGCGGAGCAGTAAGCAAATTAGTGCTACCGCCAGCTGAAATCATCCCGCGACGTAGCACGGAAAGCGGTGCATTTGCCAACCAGGACAGCGCGCTGCCGGTACGCGTAACTGCAGTGAATACGGACGGCAGCGTTTTTACGCCCAGCATGGACAAACCAAACCGGATCACGGCAATCGGCCCCAGCACGGCTGCCACCGCAACGGCCAGTGTGCCCAGCGCCAGCGTGATCGCGGCGGTGGCGGCGGCAACCTTCATCAGCGTGCCTGCCAGCTCCGGGTTGGTTTCTATCCAGCGCCGCAGCCCACCCGTTACGCTTTTGACGTAATCCATGATGTCCATCAGCGGCTGGCGCAGCGTTTCGCCCAGGCTGCTGAAGGCGTTCTGTGCGCCCGCTTTTACCAGCATCCACTGCGCAGAAAGCGAATCCTTGTTTATGTCGGACTCTTTCTGCATTGAACCATTCGCATCATTCCCTGCAGTGAGCCGCAGCTGGCGGCGCAGTTCCGGCAGGTTGTTAGCCAGCTTTGCAGCGTCATCGCCATACTCTTTGCCAAACAACATCGTCATGGCAGACAGGCGTTTGTCCTGCGGCAGCTTTTTAACTTTTTCCATCACCCGCAGAATAGTGCCCATGGCATCCTTCGCCATCTGCTTTTCAAGCACTTCGGGCTTGAGCTTGAGCAAGTCCATTCCGTCCATAAAGCGATCGCTTTGCATGGTGGCAATGGACAGTTCCCGCACCATAGCGTTTGCCGCGCTGGCCGCCACTTCCGGTGCTGCACCGAGGGACAGGAACGTGGAGCCAAGCGCAGCTGCCTGCCGAAAGTCCAGTCGGTCAGCCACCCCCCCCATACGCTGCAGCACATCAATAATGTCCGCGCCCTTGGACATGGCATTATCGTCGAGGTAGTTCAGCGCATCGCCCAACTGCTCAATATTGCGGGTCGGCACCTTGTAAAGGCTGGCGATTTTACCCAGCCCTTCAGCCAGTTCGTCCGCGGGCAGTTCAAATGCCGTGGCCGCTTTGGCCGCCGTACTGGCAAAGGCTAGCAGGTCACGCTTCTGGTCTTCGTAGGGATCGTCCTGATTGGTTACGCCCATGCGCGCGCCACCTTCTACCAGTGCGGCATAGTCGATAGCGCCATTCTCCATCGGCAGCTGTTCGCTGGCAGCCTTGATGGCGGCCTGCATATCATAAAACTGCTTTGTGCGATTGCCGTTGTCGTCCCTGAGGCCGTTGACCTGCTTTGCAACGCCTTTCATGGCGTCCTCCATGCTGGCATAGCTTTTCACTGCAGCCATGACCGGTGCGCCCATTGCCAGCCCTGCCGCTGAGGTTGTAGCCCCGGCTCCGGCAATGCGATCCCTTACCTCCAGACGGCGGGAATATTGTTCCCTGACAGCGTTAACCCTGGCCTGCTGCTCACCGAGCCGCTTAAGGGATTTCTGCTGACGGTCCAGCGCCAGCCGGGTTTCGTCGGCGTTCTGGCGCAGCTCGCGCTGGGCGCTACTGAGCTTGCGGGTATCAAGTCCGGCCTCATTCAGCGCAAGGCGTTGTTTCTGGACCGACTGCCGTAGGCCGTTGTATTTGGTCTGCAGCTCCGAAACACGGTTTTTCGCCTGCTCAAGCAGACGGGCCTGCGCCGCCGTCGGGCGGTTTGTACTGGTAAACTGTGTGGCGAGCCTGGCCGCTTCTTCGCGCGCGGCTTTGAGGTTATTACCGGTAATTGCCAGCTGCGCGCTGGATTTACGAAAGCCATCAATTTTGCCCGCCTGAGCGTCTAACTCTTTCAGCCTGGCGCGGCTCTGTTGAATGGCGGTAGCCAGCTCTTTTGAGCTGGCCTGCGCAGAACGGAATGGGCGGGTGAGCTTATCAACCGCATTTAAAATCACCTGCAGACGCAGGTTAGTGTCACTCATCGCTGGCCCCGCTTCTCTGAATCGCTTTATGCCGCCACTCCAGCACTTCGGTCAGCGGCATAACGTCAGTGACGGACGGCGGCCAATGAAAAATGGTGGCGATATCTGCCACCAGATCGTCAACCGTCAGGCTGTCGGTAAACCGGCAAGCACCGACTTCTTCAACAAAAAAGTCACCACCTCAACGGACAGCGCGGTGAGATCGGCAGGGTCCAGCTCTGCCATTTCCTGGGCCGTCAGGGTCGGTGTGGAGATACGCGGAATGACGGTCATCATTGCGCCCACGTCCATATCCATGATGGCCTGCAAGCGGGTGCCACGCAGCGCGCCGGACTGCGGTTTGCGCAGCACAATCTCTGTGATTTCGGTTTTACCGCGCTTGATGGGGGTGTCCAGCTGTACGGTCTTTTCAGTCAGGTTATCGCTCATGTTCTTTTCCTGTTAAGAAATTACTGGCGCGGAAGCCCGCGCCGTTAAGGTTAATCAGAGACCCAGGGCGTTACGGTGCGCTTCCATAAGGTCCGTGCCGCCAACAATTTCAATCATGTTGACCAGATCCACCTCATACAGCACTTCGCCGTTGATGGTCAGCTTCGCATAGCTGTTGGTGCTGCTAACTTTGGTGGTGTTGCTTTCGCCGGTCTTCCACTCACCGGAATCCAGTTCCTTGTGGCGTCCGCGCACAACCAGCTCAATGGCCTGCACTTCACCGGTATCGTCACGCTGAATGGAGCCGGTGAAACGCAGCTGAATACCGTCAACCGTGGTTTTTCCCATCTGCTTGAATAACAGCAGCTCCGTGCCGCCGATGGAAAATTCCGTGTCCAGTGCGCCGTCATCCAGCCCCAGATCGATATCCACTGCGCCCGGCATACCACCGCCGCGATACTTCTCAAACTTGCGGGTGAATTTCGGCAGAGTCAGCGACTCAACGATCCCCTGCCAGTTGTTCCCGTCGTTGAATAGATTCAGGTGTTTTAACTTGCGTGGTAAAGCCATGGTATCCCCTTACGCGCTGACCTGACTGGAGAAATCCAGCAGGTATTGATCGGTGATGCGCTGGCGCAGCATCAGGTTTTCAAGCGGAGGCACTGGCGTGTAGTCGTAGTCAATAGTGAGCTTCCCGGCTTTCAGGGAGTCTTTATCGTTCACCGACTCATCCAGCCAGCAATCTGCGCCGAGGATGTAACCCTGCGTTTTCAGGCTGCGTAGCTTGGCGCGGATACCTTCGATAATGTCACGGGCCAGCGATGGATTAAGCACGCCATCAACTGCCCACATGTGCGCTTCTGCGATAGTGTCAGCCAGCACCTGCGCCGTGCGGGTGTAGTTTTCAAAGGCAAACAACGGATCGTCACTGAGGCAGCGGGAGCCCCAGAAGCGGAAGCCATCTTTGCGGATAAGCGTCGTGACGTCGTTCTGGTTCAGCAGTCCTGCATCGGTGGCCGGGTCCTGCAGATCCCAGAACACATCTGCAGAAATACCGGTAACGCCGTTCACGCCCACGTTGGACAGGGTTTTGTGCCAGCCTGTCTGCTCGTCAATTTTGGCGCGCAGGCCGAGCGCACGGGCGGTGGCGTAAGCCGTTGCGTCCGCATTCAGCACGGTGTCAAAGTTGATGAAGTCAGGCCAGATCAGCATCCCTTCGCGCTGGCTAAAGTTGTCACGGTAGGCAATGGTCTCTTCCACCGTTTTGCAGCCGTAGGCGGACACGTAGGCAAACCCGCGCAGGCTCTGTGCCACGCTGAGCAGTTCAGTAGCAACCGCCTGCGTATCATGCCCGGGTACACCGAGAATGCGCGGCTTAACGCCGAGCTGCGACTGAGCAGAAAGCAGCGCTTTAATGCCCGTCTTTTTCCCTTCAGCCGTTACGCCGCCGATAATATTGGAGGTGGTTTCTTCTTCGGTTTCGCCCTGCGCCACGCGCACGACAACAGTCACAGGTTTTGCCTGGTCGGCAATCGCATCCAGCGAGCGGGCCAGCGTGCCGGAATCGCCTGCTTTGCCGCTGGCGGTCAGTACGTCAGTCAGCAGGACAGGCTTATTGAGGGGAAACATGGACGCATCGGCATCATCGCCGGTGCAGATCATGCCCACGATGGCGGTGCTCACCGTGGAAATGGATCGGGTGCCATCGTTGACTTCAACAACGCGCACCCCGTGGTGGTAATCCTGAGCCATAAGGCAGTCTCTCCGGTTACAGGGGGTGTGCCTATGTTCTGGATATTAAGCGGGCAAAGCACGCGCCGGACTGTGTGTGGGAAATGACACAATGGAAGGGGAAAAAACCTGCCGGTGCGGGGTGAAACCTAAACTTCCGGCTTTTCAGGCCAGATTATGTCAGATGCTCTGGATATATCCACGGCGTGCAGGGCATCAAGATAATTCAGCCACATTACATAAGATACCCGCTCAGTATCCTTAAGCCGCCCCAGCGCCGCTTTGCCAGGCCACTGACTGTTATTCATGACTGTGTTGGCATTATCAATAAGCAGCGATCTCTTTTGTTCGGCGAGCATGATTTCATCATCGCGGGTAATTTCCCTTTCCTTCAGGCAGGGTGGTAGCGTGGTAAAGTCAATACGCTTTCCCTCTGCCTGCCCGGCTACCAGTGACTGCCATTCCGCAATATCAATTTCATGGGCATCCTCTGGAAGTGTCGAAACTCCTTCCGCATAAAAGCCCTGTGTTGCTTGTGAGAAATACATTTTCATTGTTTATTCCTGCCTGAGCCTTAGCGACCAACCGCAATAAACAGGCAGCCAAAACTGCCCGTACCGTTAGTTACTTTCACTAAAGCCTTTGATTTATCAGAAAGCTTTGCGTTGTATTTGAACGTTGGTGCTGCTGTGGGTGAGGAGTCCGACCACAGGACGCTGAGCCCCATTACCGTATCGGGAAAAGAAACGGGAAAGGTTATGGCAGTACCATCGCTGTCCGTGGAGTAAACAAAACCGCTGAAAGCCTGCACGATAATTCCGCCTGGCAGCTTGAACCAGTTCTGGCCGGACAGGAAAAAGCTCATATCAGGGATTTGCCCTGCCGCGTTACCGACATTAAGTTTCGCCGCACTCCCCAGCCCGAGATAGCTGATAATCGCCGCCGCATCCTTGCCCGATAAATCAGTCAGCGTGCCGTCAAGCGGCTGCTTGCCAGCAAGGGCATTGGTCATAGTGGTGGCGAAGTTGGGATCATTGCCAAGCGCAGCAGCTAATTCATTGAGTGTATCGAGGGCGGCGGGCGATGATCCAACCAGCCCGGCGAGCGCAGCTTTCACAAATGCAGTGGTTGCAATCTGGGTGTTATTAGCCGTCTGCGCAGCTGTCGGCGCCGTCGGCGTTCCGGTCAGGCCCGGGCTTGCCAGCGGGGCCTTAAGCGCCAGCGCATTGTTTAACGCCGCTGCAACCGCCTGCACAAATGCCGTGTTGGCAATCTGGGTTGTGTTATTCCCCGCCGGCGCCGTTGGCGCTTTAGGCGTGCCGGTTAACGTCGGGCTCTCTTTTGGCGCGTACTGAGTGTGGGGGTCCGCTGCGGCAAGGTGTTTTGCCATCAGGTCATCCACATACACCTTAAGCTCCAGCACCTTGTCATCCACGTATTTGCGGGTTGCCAGCACCACTGCAGGGTCAATTTTCAGGGTAATGTTTTCGGTACTGCTGGTAATCAGTACCATGCGCACCGTCTGCGTGCGGCCGCTTCCCTCTGCGAGCTGCGGCTTATAACTCTCCGGGCAGTTACCGATCGCAATCAGCGCGCCGGTATCGTCAAACAGCCCGACCTCACGAATCCACCAACCGCCCTCCGTTTCCGGGATAACCTGCTCAGCAATAATCTGGCTACTGTTCTGCGGATCGATATACAGCATGTTGAGGTCAGCCCGGCGTTTTTCGTTAACCAGGGCCGTTTGCTTTGCATCAGGGGTCGGCAGCACCCCGCCGCCATCGCCCACAGCCATCTTAGTAATTTTCAGCGGGACACCAAGCGCGGCTGCGCTTGCCAGTTTTGCCGCGCCGATCTCCGTCAGGAGGGTATAAAATTTTGCGCTCATGGATTCACTCTCACAGTGTCAATAACATGGACCGCGCCGCCCTCGTAAGCGGTGCCGCCGGAAATAATGGTTTCGTTGATGTACGGATAAATCGTGATTTCTTCGCCGGTATAGGTAGCCGCCCCCACCCACAGATCGCCGCTGGTCTGCAGGTTTATGGACATGCCCACCAGGTGACGGCTGCACGGTTTGGCATCACTAATCAGCCGCTCCAGCTCCAGATAGGTTTCTTCCGTAATGCCCTGGTCCTGCACACCGATATCCAGGCGAAACGTGCCCGGGGTTTCACCGGTCTGCCACCACTCAATGATGCGGATCAGGAAGCCGAACGGCTCCACGACACGCCGCACGGCGCTGGTTGTTCCTTTGTGCTGATGGATATAGAAAGCGTCCTGCACCACCCGGCGCTTCACGCTTTCGGTCCAGCTTTCGTCCCAGCGGTCAACGGAAAAAGCCCAGGCCAGATACGGGAGAAAAGCAACGGGACACGTCGCCGGATTCCATAAATCACGCAGCGGCACCTGCAGATCGGATATCCCACTGCAGGTCTGCGCCAGTCGGCGCTCAAGCGGTGACGAACCGGGCGGCAGCAGGCTATTCATCCGTGCCCCCGTTGGTTACGCTCCATTCCGTGCAGGATGCGGCCTGCGTCTTATCCAGCACCACATCATCCAGCGGGGAGGCCAGCTCCACGCGCTGGACGCCCTCAACGTGCAGCGCGGCATAAATGGCGCTGCGCCGGATATCACGTCCCAGCCGCGTCTGACTGGCGATGTACTTCTGCAAGCTGGCTTTAGCCTCTGCCATCACCGGCTCAGCTTCCGGGCCGGGGTAAAGGAAAATCGTTGCATCAACGCGGTACGGGATAATTTCAGCACTGCGCACCGTCAGGCGGTCCGCCACCGGCCGCACGTTCTCACTGTTAAGCGCCTGCTCAACCACCGCCAGCAGATCGGCGCCTGCAGTGCCGTCGCCCTCCCGGCTCAGTACGGTCAGCACCACCTCAGCCGGGGCCGGGCTGGTTGCGCTGGCATCCGCCACGCGCCCGTCCGCGCTTTTAGCGTGAAACTCATAGGCCGCCGTCGGGCCCGCAACGGACAGCCCCTCAAATGCAGCAGGAACACGCAGGCGCAGTGCCTCGTCACTTTCCATCACCGCCACGACCGGCGGCACCGCGTCATTGTCGGCAGGTGTAACCGTCAGGCGCTTCACGTTGTAGTTGGCCGCCATCTGGTCGAGATCGCCCCCCATGGCATACGCCACCATGACCGCCTGCGCCGCCTCGTTGATACGCTGGCGCAGCAGGATTTCCCGGTACGTGTTTTCCTGCAGTTGTTTGGTGATGGGTTCAGATTCCAGCTCAAGCGTGCGCCGCACCGCGTCCTGTTCATCTGCCGGATACAGGGCCACAAAGGCGGCCTTACGCTCAGCCAGAAGTGATTCAAAGTCCGGCACGTCAACGATCTGCGGCGCGGGGAGCTGGGAAAGGTCAATTACTGCCATTGTCTGCTCCTGTTGATACCGAAAGGGAAACAGGCGCGCCGTTATTGCGCTTCCCGGTTAGCTCAACCACCATCGAGCCGTCAAAGCTGCTGCTAATGGTGATGGAATCCAGCGTAAGCCGTGGCTCCCAGCGGCTCAGGGCCACATACACCGCAGACATGACCTGCAGGCGCAGCGCCGGGTTCTGCGGCTGGTCTATGAGTTCAGACAGAAGGGAGCCATATTCCCGCCGGGCAATGCGGCTTCCCTGCGGGGTCAGCAGAATATCCCGGACCGACTGGCGCAGGTGGTCCGTGTCGGTAATGGCCCTGCCGTTGCCCTGGCTCATGCCGATATACAGCGTCATACCGGGCCCCCTGACGTATCGCCGCCGGACTTAACGCCGGTGTGACCGTGTTTATCCACCACGATCCCGTTAGAACTCATAGCGCCGCCGCCCTGGGTGACGCCGCCGTTAATCACGACTTCGCTGTTAATGCGGGTATTATCAGCCTCCACCACAAACTCACTGGTTTTCAGGGTGATATTGTCAGCCGCCTCGATCACCATGGATTTAATACCTTTTACGTGCCAGCGTCCGGTGGCGGGCTCGTACTCAAACCAGCCCCCGTCCGGGTATTCCGTCACGCAGCCGTCCACAGAATCCGACGGCGGCGCAAACTGATTGGAGTAAATGGCAGGTAGCGCAAAGGCGGTTTCAAGGTTCCCGCCCATGCTCAGCACCACCACCTGTTCATCCGGCGACGGGCACCACCAGGTGCGGCCGCCTCCGGCCCGCAGCGTCAGCCAGTTAATCCAGTTGGTTTCCAGCTCGCCAATCTTTACCCGGCACAGCCAGTTTTCCCGGTCCACTTCGGTCACGGTGCCGGTGCGGATCAGGTTGGTGATAAGGCGCATGATTTCGGTCAGTTGTATGTTCATGGCTTTAAATTCACATATAAAACTAGGTGATTGCATCCCTAGGCTTTTGTAAGATGCAACAAACAATTCATCGAATGGAAAATTTATGAGACCTTGGAAAAAAAGAAGTTTCAAAAAAACGTTATTCGACAATATAGCCATTTTTTCCATGGCCCCTTTCCTTTGTTTATTTTCAACAATATCAGAAACCAAATTTACTTGGTTCATGCTATTTTTTGCGATTGGGTTTTATGCAACATTCTCTTTATGTGAGAACTTAACAAGAAAAGGGCATAACAAAATAGCTAAAGAATTATTTAATGCCCTTTGGAATTTCGAAACAGCATTTGTATTTTGCTATGCTCTCTACTCATTTTTGTACAAATCAAAAGGAGAATTATCTATTTCCAATATTCTCACGTCAGCATTCACACCCTACCCGAGATTATTTATGGCTGGAATAATAATTCTTATCGCCACAGTTATATTTAGATTTGCATTAAGTATTGCCGACTTATTGGTTGATAGCGACAAAGTCAATAATGTCTGAAACATCAATGTGACAGCCAGCGCAGCAGGGTGTCACGGGTTACGTCTTCTACTTCATCATTCACGCCCAGCAGGCGGCGCTGCGAGTAGCGAACCTCCGGCCCTTTGCGGCTGACGCGATCACGCAGGCCGTAATGGTGAACACGGGCAATACGCTGTACTGAGCCGTCAAACTGTACGCTGGCAGAATCTGCACTGGCAGCGGTTTTCAGGTATTTGGTGGTGCGAAGTTTTGCAAACATCTGGCGCTTAATGCGGCCCTTTTTACTGCGGGCCGTTACCCGGCGCGGCTCATAGCCGCTCCCGTCCGGGTTTCGCTGCAGCCTGATATTCTGCTGCTGCCTGCGGCGCAATTCCTGCGCCAGCTGACGCATCATGCGGCTGCGCGCGGCGGGCTCCAGATTCGCCAGCAACGCCGCCAGCCAGTCATCCACCCTCTGCAGATCACCCATGCTTCACCGTCCACATTTCTTCCGGCACGTCCGGTTCCGGCACCGCTTCAACGCTCGACACGCCCCCGTCAGTGCTGACCAGCACGCGCTCCGTTAGCTGCAGGTTCAGGCTGATATCGCACACATCATTGCGCAGAATGTCCACGTCAAAGGTGAACAGCTTTTCGCGCAGTTCAGGGTTATTAATGGCATCCGGCTGATTGTCCGTGAGCCAAAGCAGAACGGGCGCCATCAGCAGGTTCTGGTCCCCGCTGAAATCCTCGATCACCACGTTCAGGGTGTAGCGGTACTCCCATGACATGGAGCTGGCCCCGGTTGCCACCAGTGAGCCGTTATCAACAAACAGGTGCAGTTTGTCCGGGTTACTGCGGACATACGGCACCGCCTTATTCAGGGCGTTGCGTAAAGACTGCGGCTTGTTCACTGTCTCGCTCCTGACACGCAATTATCGTGTCCACTTTGTCAGCACACGCCGCCCAGGCGGCCTCCGTTTCATCCAGCACCGCATTCAGATCGCCGTTACTGCGCGGCGCTGACCTTTCCAGGCGGCACTGCGTCACTCTGGGACAGCCACTCACGGTAAGCTGCACCTCCGGCGAGGGCCGGACGCTCCCGCAGCCGGATAATGTCAGCAGGCAAAGGAGTGTCAGCCCAGCGGCGCAAATCCTCGTTTTCACGTTTCAGTTCCTCTATCCGGTGATGACGGTTGCGCAGCAGCGCGGTGGTCTGCTCCGCCGCCGCATAAAGCCGCATCTGCTCCCGGCTGTTGGTTTCGGTCAGAATGGACAGGCCGATCAGCTGGCTGTTTTTCTTCGTCAGTTCCTGCGCTTTGCTTTTCAGCGCCGCGCCCTGCGTCTCGATGGTGTGGCTAGCATTGTTAAGCCGCCACGACTGCCAGCCCAGCGCCGCGAGCGTCAGCGCCAGCACTACCGCCAGCGCCCGCATCAGGCTGCCGTCGGCTCATGAAGCTGCACGCGGGCAATCTGGTAAAGAACCAGCGTCAGCAGGTAAAACACCAGGGTGATCACCCATCCCGAAAACGCCAGGCAAAGAACAATCAACAGCCTGATGGCCCATGTACGCACGGGTTTTACGGGGTGCTCCCTGAACTTCAGCAATGCCGCCCTGACTTCATCGCGCGCCCGATCTCCGGCGAACCACCCCACAGCGCACAGTGCCGCAAGCAGCCAGGCGAGGATGCAGGACACCCAGACAGACGCGCCAACCAGAACAGGCGCGCCGCTGCGCGGATAAAACAAACTGATGACCAACAGTGCGGCCCATGCCAGCTGGAAAAAAACGCTGATAACTTTCTTTTTCATTCCGTTACGCTCCTTTTAAGCACCAGGCCAGCTCCCGCGCGCGGCGGTTCTCCAGCCCTTTATTTTTCTTACCGTTGACGTAAACCCAGCGCGGCAGCTCGTTGCATGCCTGCCACCACTGCTGGCGGTTGATGTAGGACACCATGGTGGATCGGCATATTGCGCCGGTGCCCACGTTGAAGCCGATGCTTACCAGCGCATCGTAAACATGCTGCGGGGGCCTGACCTTCAGGCACGAATCCAGCCTTTTTTCCGTCAGCAACACATTGCTGATTAACCTCTGCGCCGCCTGCCGTTCCGTGATGGCTTTGCCGGGCACCACGCCGGACGTATTGCCGATCCCGTCAGTCCAGACACCCGCGCTGCACTGGTAAGGCTGCAGGCGGCACCCCTCAAAATCGGCCAACAGCTTCAGCCCCTCGACGGAGGTGTTGAGCGACTGGAAGCCGGGCAGCGTGGCGGCTATAGCCAGCACCACCCCGACAAGGCAGCGTTTAACGATTGAAGGATTCATAGTCCCCCCGCGAAATTTTCCCGTCGCGCAGCAGCTGGTATGTTTTGTGCCTGTAGTACCAGTTGATGGCCAGCATCAGCACACCGATCAACATGCCGCCAACCGTTGATACATCTTTTGGCGACAGATCCCCCAGCCATGCGAGAAGCACGGCGATGCAATACGTGATAAAGGCGCTGATTCGTTCAAGCGTCATAATTCAGTCCCATAGCTGGACGGTCTGCGCCGTGGTTGTCGCCGGAATTTCCGGCAGCTCCACCTGCAGCCCGTGCGGTAAAAAAGGGCCATACTCTGCCAGCCCCGGATTTGCCTGCAGAACCTGCTCGGTGACACCCTGCGTGCGCCCGTAATGACGCCAGCAAAGCGCGTCCACCGTGTCATACTGGTGCGCACGCACTTTCATCAGATAAGCTCCACCGTGCAGTGCGGTGCATCCTGCACCCGGCTGATAGCCCAGCGGGCATCACGCCACAGATCGCCGCTGGCCTCCGCCAGCTCCTCCCCTCGCTTTACCCCGGCCGCCGTGGCGTCATAATCCTGGTAACGCTCATTGAGCACGGCGCGCGCCCAGCAATACACGGCGTTAAGGTAGTGCTGGATGCGCTCACTTTTGCCGTCCAGCATTTCCGCCGGCACGTCAGCCAGATCCCGGTAGCCCAGCATCTGCTGGCGGTTGCGGAAGTCGTACAGCTCAGCGTTAACTTCGGAAATGGCTGTCAGCGCAACCTGCCTCAGACGTGGCTGCGTCACCGTGCCGTCAGTGCGCATCACACTGCGAAATTCCGACAGGTCCACATCAGGCCAGAACGGCGTATTTTTAATAACGTCCGCCTGTTCCGGTGCCTGTTCTGGCGCAATAAACTGCATGCGGCTTTCTCCTGAAATAATGGGCGGTGGACGGGGTTTTGATGTGGCAGTGCCTTTCGCCACCCCGTGCCGCCCGTGCGCGGGGCACGTTCGTTAGCGGCTGTCACTGCGCAATCTGCGCTCCAGCTGCTGCTTTTCTTTTTTCACGCCGCAGCGGGGATCGAGCTGCAGCGCATGGGTAAGGTGATTCAGGGCAGAAGCCGGGTTGCTTTCGGTCAGTACCGCGCCGATGGCTTTGTGCAGGCGTGCCCGGGACTGATCCGGCATATCCAGATCGGTAGTCAGTTCCAGCGTCAGCAGGAGCAGATCGACATCAAAACCGGCAGCGGCCAGCAGGGCGCTTTGTGCGGCGTCCGCCATTTCTTCCGCCAGAACGGTTTGCACGTTGCGGTTGCCCAGCGGCATCACCCAGCCATGGCGCAGTGCATGACGCCCGATTTCCAGCGCACCGGCATAATCACCGGCATCGATACGCCACAGCATCACGTACATCAGCACGTCATCCTGCTGCGCACCTCCGGCAGCCAGCACGCCCTCCACCCAGGCAGCATACTTCGGCAGAAGCTCCACCTTGATTGCCGCCTTTTTCACGGTGGACTGGATATCCTTAAGGCGGCGGCGGTCTTCTGCCAGCTGCAGCAGCATCAGGTCATAGCCGGACGCATGGCGAACACTGCCGCCCTCCCGGGCGGCCTGTTCGGCCTGAATGCGCAGGCGGTGCTGCCGTGCGGGACTCAGGCTCATGCGTTACTCCTTAGTTTCTGTTTCAGCAGGGTCTTCCACAGGCGCAGACTGCATCTCAGCTGGTTCACTGAAGTCACCGATAGTGATATTTTCGACCAGGGCCGCGCAGCGGTAGTCTTCAATCACGTACGCTTCGTTGACGGATTCGAAGTTTTCAATCCGGTCACGTTTCGGGTTGTCGATAACAGAACGGCGGCGGGTGTCCTCCTGCCAGTAAATGGACAGGTTATCCAGACGGGTGATCAGCAGGGCATTGGCCGGGAAGAACGGCGCACGCACCGCCTGCAGGCCGCCCATGCGTTTCTGGCTGATAATCAGATCGGCGGCGATTTTCTCGCTGTTTTCCTGCTCTTTGTTAACCAGCGGGAAATACTTGTCAGACAGCAGCTCGCGGCCGCAGATAACAACCAGCTCGTCATCATCCTGGTAAACCACGTCGATCAGCTCGTTAACCGCATCCATCACCACGGCGTCCAGGTTGGCATAGTCGCCGCCCTTGCCCACCTTCACCGCGCCTGCCGTGGTGGTGCCGTCCTGGGTGGTGCTGCCCATAACGTGGTCCGGCGCGTCTTCGCGGATTTTCTGCAGCCAGCCCTTATTCACGTCCTGCAGCAGCGGGTTTTCAGCGCGGTTGGAGGTTTTGGCGCGCTTCACGCCGTTAAAGCCGATCATGATGCGGTCCAGCGCCTGGCGCTTGACGATGGCGTTACGGATACGCACCTGGAAGTCCTGGAATTTCGCCCACAGGTCCAGCTTTGCGTAGGTCAGCACCGTGTCAAAGTTGGTCTGCTCGCATTTATATTCCACGTCCTCCATCAGCATCGGATCGGTAGGTTCGCGCTCTTTGGTAGTGGTGTCGGTGGTTCCGGCAATGGTGGAGCCAACGCCCAGGCCAAGCAGCTGGCCGGACTGCTCCGCAACCGGCGTGATGTTAATCAGCGTCAGGAAAGCGGCGGACTGCTGGATCTGGTCTTCCAGCGTCTGCTGCACGGACGGGTCCACGGTGAACTTGCTGGAAAGTTCTTCCACTTCCACGTTGTTCAGGCGCGCCAGCTGCTGCAGGTAGGCGTTAAAGGCAAAACGGGTATTCTTTTTCATCGGGTTTTATGCTCCATCAGCAATTGGTCAGGGTGCCTGCCGGTGCGTCACCGCCCGGCGCGCGCTGGCGGTAATCTTTACGGCTGTCTTCACGGCTCAGCTGCTGCTGAAGCTCGGCAAAGGCGGCCTGCTGCTCCTGCAGGGAGGACTCCAGCTCAGAAATGCGCTTGTCCTGTTCGGACAGGGATTTATCAGTGCGCTCGCTCAGGTTCTGCTGCTCGGTGGCGACCAGTTCCACGGCTTTATGCACGTCGGAGAAACGCGCCTCATCGGTCTGCTCTTTTTTGGTGAACAGCGCGGTGACGCGGGCAAAGAGGGACGGCTTTTCGTCCTTGATTTCTTCCAGTTCGATCAGCGTTTCAACCGCTTCCGAAAACAGGTTTTCAGGGTTCTGTTTGCGGTTCGCCAGCGGGTTAAGCGCGGCACTGGCGCTGAATGCCAACATTTCAGTGCCCAGGCTCGCCGGATCGTCCGTCGCACCCAATCCCACGAGGTAGGCTTTGCCTGTGTCGGCAAACTTTGTGCTGACCTCCATGGAGGTGAAAAGCTTTTGGCCTTTCTTCACCAGTTCCACCAGGGCGTCCGTGGGTTCGATATCGGCATAAAGCGCCATCTTGCCCGCCAGCGGCCCGTCCTTGATTTCCTCTGCAACCAAGCCCGTTACCCTGCCGTAGCGGTTAAACGTGCTGTCTGGCAGATAAGACTTGATATGCTCAAGGTTAATTTGCGCCGTATACATCGCAGGGTTGTAGCTGGCCGCCATCTGCTCCAGCCATTCGCGCTGGATTTCGCGTCCGTCAGTGGTGGCACCTTCCACCCCAATGCGGAAACGCTTTGCTTTCACTGTCATGAGCCGTGCTCCGTTAGAAAAAACTTACTGGAGCCTTATGTTTGCGGTGATGGGGGGAGTGAAACAACGCGCGACGCTTGTACGGTCAGCCACACAAACCGCAGCCGGGGAAAGCCGCTGGGCAAGGCCGTATGTTTGGTTCATGAACACGACAATGACCCCCGCAGACCTCGATCCCCGTCGGCAGGCTATGCTGCTGTACTTCCAGGGATACCGTGTAGCCCGCATTGCCGAAATGCTGGGCGAGAAAGTTGCAACCGTTCACAGCTGGAAGAAACGTGACAAGTGGGGCGAGTATGGGCCGCTGGATCAGATGCAGCTCACCACCGCCGCGCGCTACTGCCAGCTCATTATGAAGGAGCAGAAAGAAGGAAAAGACCTCAAGGAAATTGACCTGCTGGCGCGCCAGTCAGAGCGCCATGCCCGGATCGGTAAATTTAACGATGGCGGCAACGAGGCTGATTTAAACCCTAAAGTTGCCAACCGCAACAAAGGCCCGCGCCGCCAGCCTGAAAAGAACGTTTTCACCGACGAACAGATTGAAAAGCTGGAAGAAATCTTCCGCAACGGCATGTTTGAATATCAGCGCCACTGGTGGCGGGCGGGTGTCAAACATCGTATCCGCAACCTACTTAAATCGCGTCAGATTGGGGCGACATACTTTTTTGCCCGGGAAGCGCTGATTGATGCCATTACTACAGGACGCAACCAGATATTTCTCTCAGCCAGTAAAGCGCAGGCGCACGTCTTTAAGCAGTACATCATCGACTTTGCAAAAGAGGTGGATGTAGAGCTGAAAGGCGATCCGATGACCCTCAGCAACGGCGCGTGCCTGTACTTCCTCGGCACCAATGCCCGCACGGCGCAGAGCTACCACGGCAACCTTTACCTGGATGAATATTTCTGGATTCCGAAATTCCAGGAGCTGCGCAAGGTGGCCTCCGGTATGGCCATTCACAAGAAATGGCGGCAGACCTACTTTTCAACCCCGTCCAGCCTGACACACAGCGCCTATCCGTTCTGGTCCGGCGCGCTGTTCAACCGGGGCCGCGCCAAAGCGGACAAGGTGGATATTGACCTGACCCACGGCAATCTGGCTCCTGGCCTGCTTTGCCCGGACGGTCAGTACCGCCAGATCGTCACCGTGGAGGATGCGGTGCGCGGCGGCTGTAACCTGTTCGACCTGGACCAGCTGCGCATGGAGTACAGCCCGGACGAATACCAGAACCTGCTGATGTGTGAATTCATTGACGATCTGGCGTCAGTGTTCCCGCTGAGCGAGCTGCAGGCGTGCATGGTGGACAGCTGGGAGGTCTGGTCAGATTTTCAGGCGCTGGCGCTGCGCCCGTTTGGCTGGCGTGAAGTCTGGATCGGCTATGACCCGGCGAAAGGCACGCAGAATGGCGACAGCGCCGGATGCGTGGTGGTGGCCCCCCCCACGGTGCCGGGCGGCAAGTTCCGCATTCTGGAGCGGCACCAGTGGCGCGGGATGGACTTCCGCGCCCAGGCTGATGCCATTAAAAAGCTGACCCAGCAATACAACGTGACCTATATCGGCATCGACTCGACCGGCGTCGGCCACGGCGTCTATGAGAACGTTAAGGCGTTCTTCCCGGCGGTCCGGGAGTTTGTCTATAACCCCAACGTTAAAAACGCCCTGGTGCTCAAGGCATACGACATTATCAGCCACCGGCGCCTGGAGTTTGACGCCGGGCACACCGACATTGCGCAGTCCTTTATGGCAATCCGCCGCGCCACTACCGCCAGCGGCAACCGCCCCACCTACGAAGCCAGCCGCAGCGAAGAAGCCAGCCATGCAGACCTGGCCTGGGCAACGATGCACGCACTGTTCAACGAACCGCTGCAGGGCGAAGCCGCCAATACCAGCAACATTGTGGAGATTTTTTGATGGGCAAGAGGAATAAAAACCGCGCTGCAGCTAAACAGAACGTTCAACAGAGCAGCGGCGTATCTGCAGAAGCATTCAGCTTTGGCGACCCGATCCCGGTACTGGACCGCCGGGAATTGCTGGATTATGTGGAGTGCGTGCAGATGGACCGCTGGTATGAGCCGCCGGTGAGTTTTGACGGGCTGGCGCGCACCTATCGCGCCGCCGTACATCACAGCTCACCGATTGCAGTGAAGCGCAACATTCTGACCAGCACTTTTATCCCGCATCCACTGCTCAGTCAGCAGGCATTCAGCCGGTTCGTGCAAGACTACCTGGTATTCGGAAATGCCTATCTGGAAAAGCGCACCAATCGGCTCGGCGGCATTCTATCGCTGGAGCCATCGCTGGCGAAATACACCCGTCGGGGCGTGGATCTGGATACTTATTGGTTTGTGCAGTACGGCATGACCAGGCAGCCGTATGAGTTTACCAAAGGCAGTATTTTTCACCTGATGGAGCCGGATTTAAACCAGGAGATTTACGGCCTGCCGGAATACCTGTCCGCCATCCCCTCCGCCCTGCTGAACGAGTCAGCCACCCTGTTTCGCCGCAAGTATTACATCAACGGCAGCCATGCGGGATTTATCATGTATATGACCGATGCCGCACAGAATCAGGAGGACGTGAACAACATTCGCCAGGCCATGAAAAGCGCCAAAGGCCCGGGCAACTTCCGCAACCTGTTTATGTACTCACCGAACGGTAAAAAGGACGGGATTCAGATCATCCCTCTGTCGGAAGTCGCGGCCAAGGATGAGTTTCTTAACATCAAGAACGTGAGCCGGGACGACATGATGGCGGCACATCGCGTTCCGCCACAGATGATGGGGATTATGCCGAGTAATGTTGGGGGGTTTGGAGATGTGGAAAAAGCTAGTCATGTATTTGTACGTAATGAATTAATACCATTGCAAAAAAGGATAGGTGAGTTTAACGAATGGATAGGGGACGACATTATCACTTTTTCGCCATACAGCCTTGATATAAAAAAATAAAGATCTATATCACCTCACCTAATGTTAAACCCTGAATTGCTTCAGGGTTCGTTTTCCTCTTTAGGCATCCAACAAAGGAAATCCAATGTAAGTTTTCTTGTTTGTATTTCATTTTCCATTGAAAATTCATGCGGCATTAAGGCATAATCCATAAGTGCAGCATCATGCAAGCAATTCCCTGTAGCCTGCATCATATTCAATTTTTCGTCTTGCTTATTTATTTCAAATATAATCAATTCTAATTCATGTGATATTTTCTCTACTTGTTCGTCTGTACATGTTTGACTGAGCAAGGCGGTTAAAGTCACATCATACTCTGAAGC